CTGCCACCCCCACCAAAGAAAGTAGGCGACAACGAGCAACGGAGTAAGCCGTTCTCAAACCAAAAGAGTCTAAACACATTAAGCAGTTTCATAAAAGGACCTCAACTAAGGTATTTCGAGATTCAAAATTGTAGCGACGCCACAATCTAACGATAGATGGCCTTCCGAACGCTTGTAGTATCGTGGCTCCGTTTTGTTTCAATATAGCTTTAAGTTGTTCTACTGTATCTCTATTAGAGATTAGCTTACCGCCTACAGTAGTAACAAAGGCCACGCGATGCAGAGGATGATTACTAAAAGATACAGTCCCTGCACCATGAATATCATTGTTTTCATCAACTGCCACCAAAAGCAACCAAGCACCGGAAGTTACATAACCCCTAACATGGTTAAGATTATACATCGGTTCCCCAAGATCACCTTCTTCTAATGCAGCAGCAATATAGTGCTCCACCAAAGGCCATGTCTGGTTTGTGAACTCTAACGGTACAGGTTGTATGTTAATCACGCTGGCAAGTGTTTGTATGCTTTTGAGTCATTAGCAAACTGCTTTTTATTACCTATCGTTTTCTTACGACCTGCTTGAATTTTACGTACCATCTCATCTAACCTTTGAGCACCAGCATCTGTTGATCCGTTACCTAACTCAGACACAATGCGGCTCGGTATTACGTATTCACCAGCTGCGAGTCGTGCAGGTTGCTTACCAGCAATAGAAGCTGGGATATCATCGGAAACACCATCACCAGCACCGTTAAGCAAATTAGGTCTACCACCGGTAGCGTAACCCCCAAGATCAGCAATACCACCTTGAGCCATTTGTTGAGGTTGTTGTGCAGTTATCCCTGCTTGTTGTCCTTGTTGCGCAGCCATCATAGCCATTAGTTTTTGTTTCTCTTCTGGTGTCAGCGTAGCGGTTTCGGGTAATGCGTCAGGTTTATTGAACAAACCCCCGATCAAAGGTATTTCACTAGCAGAGTCCCAACCAAAGGCAGATGCAATAGGGGACATAGACACTAAATTATCAGCTATCTTACTGATACCGCCACCTGCCATCATTTGCACAGACCCTTGACCGTAGCCTTCTGGGTCAGCTACTTCCGCTGGGTTAGGTATTTGTGTGATACCACCTGTTGCTATGTTTTGCGCTTGCGAAGCATAAGTGTCTAAATCTGTGATACCACCCGCTGCATAATAAGTCGGCTTATATACGTTCCATTCAGGTACGTTAGGTGTGTAATTTGCAGGTGAGTAGTTATATTTAGGTCCGTTATAAGTGAACTGAGATTTTCGTTGTTCCTGTGTTGGTAGTGGTGTTGCATCGGGTGCTGTCATGGAGTTTAATGCCATTGAAGTTGGGACACTAATTAAACCTGAAGTGATATGAGGATGTGCTGTAGCAAACTCACCCACTGCTGATGGTAAAACACTACTACCTGCACCTTGCGATAAAGCACCTGCACCATAACCGCCTAATGCACCAGCTCCCGCACCAATCGCTGCGCCTTTTAATGGGTCGTTAGGGTTAGTTACACCACCAGTTAATGCACCTATACCCGCACCTGTAACCGCTTTACCTGCTAGAGTGTCTAAGAACGGCGCTGCTGGGATAGCACCTATTCCTGCGGGGGCAATCGTACCTACAGTAGGTACTGCAGCGTTAACTGCATTAGCACCAGCCGTCCCCAAAACGCTACTGGACGCGCTAGGCGCAACAGCACCTACACCTGATGTAAAAGTGGGAGTTATAGCGGCTGCACCGGGAGCCACTGCGGTATGTACTGAAGCTAATGAGGGAGTTATTGCTGCTGCGGTATCTGCAGTCGCTTTTGCGCCCATAGTACCAACGGCCCCTTCAGTAGCTGCTGCGGGGGCAAAAGCAAGACCTGCACCACCAGCCAACATCCCACCAATACCTCCCATCAGGGCCCCTTCACCTGCATCACCACCTGTAGCAGCGCCAATACCAGCACCAAGACCTGCACCAGCAGCGCCTGTAGCAGCAATACCTAAAGCGCCACCCAATAACCCGCCGCCTACAGCGGTACTAACCATTGATGCAATAAAACTCATACAGGTCTCCCTAATCTTTTTTGTTCAAATTCTTCAAAGGTATCGGAGACTAACTCGTCCTCGATTTCGTCAATTTCTACAGCATCAGTACGATGCACAGTGATAAATGTGCAGTCTGTTTCAGCATACCCCAAACGTTTAATTCCCGGTTTATCCACACAAACATAAGGCGCTGATACGACCATCGCAGTGTCACCGTTGGTGATTCGCAGTGTACCTTGAGCCAAAATACCAATGCTTTCGTGGTTGTGAATCTTACCTGTCAATAGATACCCTTTAGGGATAAACAGCGATCTGACATAGACCCCATTAATCTTATAATGCTCAGCATCAGTATGTTCTTGCGGCAAAGCTTTCATCATGGCTTCAATTGCCAAGATTGCAGGGGTATTACCTTGTTCAGCTAAATTATTCATATCCCAATAATATCACTAATAGAGTGCTGAGACGAATGTAGCCGTTAGGATTATTGAGGGTGATGCCGGATGCACAGGTGCTGTCCCGGGAGGATAGGTAGCCGCTACCGTATTACCTGATTCTGAAGCCATTACCAATTGGAAGTAATCCCCTGCATTTAACGCCATGACTAGGTTCCAAGATACAATTGCAGCGCCGGGTTTGCCACCATGAATGGCTGGGATAGAAACAATACCTGCGCTATAAGGCACATCAACACCATTCTGTCTAAACCACAAAGTTACATTATCTATAGAAGAGTCAAAGGTTAGCAACTGCACACTAAATTGAATGTTGTAATACCCTGCAACAGCGGCAACTACTTTTGTAATATCTGTAGGGTCAAGGTCTATACCATTTGCCGTATCTGTGGCAGTTAAACTCACGACAAGTTCTGTCGTTGATGATGGTACAGATTGTGCTTCTGATACGTAAACACCTGCCGTATGTGAAGCCTGAGTTGATCCATAAGCACCACGGGTAATGCCTGTAAATGTGGTGGCCGTTTTTCCCGTATACTTAATTAACTCAGACTCAATAATAAGCGCACCAGCAGATAAAAAACCAGCAGTAGACGCTACTTGAATAGGTGTTGTTGATACATTTGTCATGTTAGCTGACAATGTCGTGTAGCCGTCTTGATGCCAAGCACCATTAGGGAACTGCAAAAACGCACCGCCCGTAGAGCCTGTAAGTACAGAGTTCAAGTTATTTAGCTGATTAAAATACAACCGCAAAGCGTTGTTCAACTGGTCTTGATACTGACGCTCATACCCAACCGGTGCTAAAGGTAAGTTAGGTACCGCAGGATTTCTGATGATATTAGTGGTGGTAGCCATTATGTACTTCTCCGGCCATCAGCCTTAACTTCCCAGCGCATAGCACCCATCTGCCAAGCTACACCTAACTGATTAGATTCCATCTTAAAGGCAAACTGACGCCCACGCACCCTGATATACAGATACTCCGTATAGGCTTCAATAGGCAGTACAGCCGACCGCGTAACTAACCCGTTATCAACACCACCAACCGAAGGTGGATCCGTATACCCAGAGCCTGAGTTATTAAGCGGGATAACAGTCAATGTTGCTGATGGGCTTTCAGCAGTAGACCCTCTAAAGGTTAAGTCAGGAATAATACGGCGAACAAAGCCAAACTGATGTCCTTCTTGCATCAACTCAAATTCAGAGGTAGTGATATAGGCATGTATTGGTGCCGCAGTACCCGTCTCATTATCGTCTAAGCCGTACTCTTGAAACACTAAGTTATTAGTGTAGGTTGCTGCTAACGGATCAGTTAAAACTCCCGTGTCTATCCATGCAGTTCTACCCATAGTGCCGTAATACCAGATGTCTTCTAGGTAGTTATAAACCGCATACTTGTCGACCACAGTGCTACCCGCTGAAGGATAAAACCACCATATCTCATTAAACCTTTCTACTGTACCGCTGAAGATTTGGTCAGACTGCTCAAGATTAATATCACTAAAGATGTACTCTTTAATGTCGCAACGCAGTGTTTGGCTTCGCCCATCATACTTATAGAACTTGTCATAACCCATCCAATACACAACATCCGCTGCTTGAGACACGCAGTTCTGACTCATAATTGAGATATTGGTACCCATGATCTGAGAACCCCAAACATATGGAGGACCTAAATACTGCAGGGCATACACACTTGTATCAGTAAATACGAGAATCTCTTGGCGAGTTTGAGTAGCCGTAACAATCTTAGACCCACGAGATAACAGCAAACTACCTGCTTGGTTTGTCGCAGATGGAGTCCAGTTTGTCACATCTTCTTGGTCTGACCACCTAATCAACAATGGGTTTTGGTCAGTGCTACCATAATCGTTGCAACCAAAAGCAAACACAAACCGATAAATATCGGAGACCATGAGGAAATTTTGAATAACAGGTACATCTGAAGCCCCATAGAGTGAAGTAAGTGGTACACCCCGAACTGAAACGGCTTGCGCCCCTGATTGTGTCCCTGATGTAGTAATTAATGCTCCAGTCGGTGTAGTGGACACATTAAACTGTGTCGCAGTTACGTTACGCGCGTAGTATGTCACACCGGCAGTCAAACCTGTTGGAAGTGCACCCGTTGTTGTAAAAATAACAGGGTCATAGTCAACTAAAGTAGTGATGGCACTAATAACGGCAGGTGATGCAATTGAAATCGTAGCCGAGATAGGGTTAATACCTTGACTCGCATTGTAGTAATAAACGGCACCGCCTCGTGGGCCATAGACTAAATCTTCACCAAAGTTTGATTGTGACCATAACCGCATCGGATTATTTGAAGTGGAGCTATACCCCCAAGTACCCGAACCCCAAGCACCCGCGCCCCAACCTGATATGGATACTGCAACTTCTGCACCGATGTGAATTTCATATACTGCGTTAACAGCCGTTCCGCCGTGTCCTGTATCTGCTGCACTTGCTGGTGTACTCACTTCGATTGTATAGTTATCCGCATCGACGTAGGTAATCTGAAAATTGATACCGTTAAGTACCGCTGCAGAAATGTTACCACCCAGACCGGTAACCCCGTTGAATGTCACGAAGTCTCCATCAATAGCACCATGTGCTACAGCATAAACAGCTACCGTAGTTGAGCCAGTAGTTGCGGTAAAAGGATTAGATAATGCTTGTTGGGCGCGTACAGGTGTGATGTCATAGTAACCACCCCCCTGCATAATGTAGAATTTTAAATTAGTCCCTACGCCGGTGTAATTAACGAACGATAAGGTCTCCCAATTCCACAATGAGCGACATACACCTAAATACGTGTAAGGTGAGATTAGCTCCCAACCCCCAATAGTCTGTGGTGTTCCTTGGCGAAAACGAATCTTATCACAGTCATAGTAGCCTCCTTCCGTGTAGTATCGTGTATTTTCGCGATTGACCCCTGATTTATACACCAGCTTCTTAATCATAGTTTACCCTTCGTATGGTCTAGTACCTTTGCTGTCTATTATAAGCATAGACCGACGTGGTTTTCCTGATGATATGTTAGGCACACTGATATGTACCCATCGGTCGTATTCTCGGATTAGTTGGTCAAACTTTATGTCTGCGCCAATGATTGCTTTCATAACCTCATCGGGCGTTACTCCGTCAATTTTTATATCCGCCGCACAGCCTAATACGTGTTGGCTTGTATCCTTACTGCCGATTGCATGGTTTAACTTTTGACATCTGTACCCACTTGTTACCTTAATAGGTTTCCCAATAATCTGACGCACTTCTTCTAAGATAATGCACAGACGCTTCAGGTTTTCTACCACAAATACAGGCGGTGTATTGTCTATATTTAAGCGAGCAGCATTGTCTGAATCTGTTAGCTCTTTTAAGGTAAAGTGTTCTGATAACTGCATTATTTATCCAAAGTAAATGCGCCTATGATGCCGGCTACGCCCATACCTGCAGTGATAACTGCCTGTGACTGCTCAGGGTTTAAGTTAATACCGATAGCAGTTAATACCCAAACAAGACCGCGCCAAGTTGAGGGTTGAACGATGATTTCTAAGAATTTATTCATTGTTTTATACCGAGGTTATTGAGTAATTCTAACTATAACGTGTTCGCTAACTCAAAAAGTGAAGTTAAATATTCAGATTTCCAATTCAATGCTGTGGCTATATCTTGAACCATCGGATTGTATTTTTCTACAATAGTTGAGTAATTCCACCAAATAAGTTGCTCTCGAGTTGTAATCAAACCCTCAACATCGTCAAGCTGACCTTCTTGAAGCAAAGCTAACCGACATTGACGCATAGACACAGTGGTGATTTCTAAAGGAATTTGTGGCGTTGGTGGTGCATCAGGGTATTCCGTTGTTTCACCTGTTTCGATGTTGTATTCAAATCGCATGTTTTATCCTTCGTACAAAATATTGACAGAACCAGCATCAAACGTGTCTGTGCCGTTGGCTGTGGTTAAACGGATGCGGTTAAGAACGTCAGAGAGAGTTTTGTTCCCGCCGCCAACGGAAATGGATGAGTCAGATGCGCCCATACTGCAACCGTATACCCAAGTATTACCAGAAACATTGGTTATGGTAACAATCCCATATCCCAAAGTCGTCGCCGCCCATGCTTCAAATATTAAAAATCCAGCCGTAGAGGAAGAACCTCCGGGAGAACCGTTAAATTGATTTGCATAAGAGAGGTAGCCGGATGTTTCAATACCGCCAGAATTGCCAATTTGAACCAGTATGTTGCTAGCTCCGCTAGTGCTAATACCATTAAGCATCACAGTAATGCGCTTCACCCAGCTTGGAATCCCCGTAAAATCAATCGCTGTGCCGGATGTGGTGGCAACTGCTGTACCTGATGTAATAGTTCCTTTTATGCCACCTGTGACAGAAAGCTTTGCGCCTGTGTCTGCGGTTGTTTGGTTGATTAAAACATTACCAGAAGAATCAATGCGCATTCTTTCTGTTCCGCCGCTAGTTCCAGTAAATAACCTAATGCCACCTGTACCAAATGTGGAGTAAATATTTAAAAAGCCAGATGCATCATATGGTTGTATGTATCCTTGATGGCTTGAATCATCTAGTAAATATCCAATTTTTCTTGAATTTGCATCTACAGTTATATCTCCACCAGTTACATGTAACTTTGCTGCTGGCGCAGTAGTTCCAATCCCAACATTACCAGAAGCATCTTTATAAATCTGACCAGAACCAATATTCATGATTCCAGTTGAACCTGTTAAAGTACCTGTGTAGGTGAAATTAGTTACTTGGTAGTTGTTAGCAGGGTTTAAAGCATTGGCTGTAAATGTAGCCCACGTAGGTAATCCACCCGACATAGTTAAAACATAACCGTTTGTACCAGCTGCTAATTGTGAAGTAACCCCCGCTGAAGTTTGATAAGGAATAGACCCAGCCAAACCGCCTGTTAAATTAGTAGCGTTTGTTGCTGTCCCATTGATTTTAGTAACACCTTCTACAACATTTATCCCGTCACAGTACAACAGCATAGTTGAACCGTTAGGTACTGAAATCCCTGTACCAGCAGAAGTCTTTAAGGTGATTGCATATCCACCAGTCGTTCCGTTCTTAACGATATAGGTCTTAGATGCTGTTGGGCAGATGACGTTGATTGCTGCAGTTAGGGTGCCTGTTATATTAAGCACTGCATTACGCGCTTCGTCTGAGGCACCGTTGGTGCTGGTTAGGGTGTAGTTTGAAGACCCAGATACAGTGATGTTACCTATTCCTGCAACGGCCTGCTCTAATAATGTAGCAATATTCGTGTTGGTATAACCACCCCAAGTACCTTGGTTGGTTCCGTCTTGCTGGATAATCAGTCTTAGACTGGATGAATATGTATTAGCCATTTATGCTACCCTAATTTGAAAAACGCAATAGTGCACTGTCTGCTGTGTTAGCAGGGAAAGTCACGGTAAATAAAGTTGTAGAGGTTTTATCTGCCCCGAAATCTAGCACTGCTATGGACTTGTTACTTTTGCTCGCGTTGTAAATCAACGCCCCTCTAGCTGTAATTGCTGCACTCCATGACGGATTCGCAAAATCTACATATGCTGTATACCCTGAAGAACCAATGGTAGGTGACAATAATTTCTGACCCCCTGCTGTGTAACCTGTGGCTACTACTTCACCCGTCGTTGTGTATTCGGTTGTGTCAGGGCCTAGTGATGCATTCGCTGTGTACAATGCAATATAGATATCATCTACAAGCAAGTTATGAACTGCCTGAGGCAGTTCAACTTTAAAACTTGTCGTCTGTGTCTGAGCTAAACTCATCTTATATCACCTTCAATTTTACTTGACCATCACGGTAAGCATCGCCACGCTCTTTGCCATCACCTAACATTTTTAACAATGCTAGCGCATCGTCATACCGTTTTTGATACGCAACCAACAAATCGGGTTCGCCCTTCAGGAAGTGGTACGCTTCAACAACAGATCCCCATAGCAAAGCAGCGTCAAAGTTGTCACCAAGCCAAGTAGTACCTGCAGTTACAATGGACTCTGGGTAGTAGAAATACTGAAGCTCTAAACTATAAGCACTATTGGGTGTTGGGCCTAATATAAACCTAAGTTCTGCATCATCAGCTACTTGGCCCCCAAACAACGCATAGTATTTAGGTTGTGCAGTTGTCGATGCACTGGGGTAGGCTTCACGAATATAGCTAACGTCTTTATCTAGCAAGAAGTAATAGTCACCCAGCGCGTCGATAACAGCCAAAGAAAACGTCGATAAATAATCATTAGGGCAGTTTAAATAAGGGCTGCTAGGCGTAGCTGTCAACGTACTTGTTTTTCGCAGGGCAGGTAACTGCACAGTGTTGTATATACGCTGTTCCGCTTGACGAATTATGGTGTTTAACTGGTCAGTAGAGAACGAGTTTTCTACATATGACTGTATATTTTCACATAAACTTTGGTAATTCATCATGCTGCCCTCGTAAAGCTATACTCGCCACTGACTTTTCTATTAAATTTTATTGCTTCACTTATAGTGGTATGTTTTACGTTTATAAATTCAGCAGCAAATTTCATACTCAAAAAAGAAATTCCGAGCTCAATACATGTTACAGGTTTCCATTTCGCCTTAGCCGATTTATATACAGCGTCCTTGGGCATAACTCTACCTATAGAGGCCGCACGTCTTTTTTCCACAACTTCTGGGCGCTTGTTTGCTTCGTGTAATCCAGCTATTCTTTTTTCTCGAATCACTGGGTTCTCCCAGCTTTCACGAGTTTTGCCACCCATACCTACTTTTACTTTTTCTTTTTTAATGTGCCCTTCCCAGCGTTTAGTGACACCAGAAAGTTGTATACTACGCATGTGATTTGCCCTTACTTCAGTTTTACCTCGCTCTTTATTAAGCGTTGCCATTTTTTCCCGAAAAGCTGGATCTCTCCATTTTAATTTCATCCTTTCAGAAATTTTTTTACGATCCAGAAACGTTATATCCCTATCTCTGCTTCCAGCTCCTCCCGCAGTCATATTATACTTAGGTCTTACATCCTTTATTACTTCTATTTCACAGGCATTTAAATCATGTCTATTGAAGGCATAAAATATCTCGGTAAATATAAAAGAATCTTCTCCGTAAGAATTCCAAGCTGTCTGTAATTTTTTAGAATGGTGTGTGCGATTATCAAGTTTTACACGGTGATTAGCCCATCTAACCTTAGTTTTTTGACGAGTTTGACCTACGTAACATTCTCCTGTTATTACGTTTGTGATGGTATAAAGAACCCCGCAGGTCATAGCATAGTCCATATTCGTAATACCTTATGCCATTGGTCCGCGTGACATTAACCCTTTAGTGGCGGCGCCTGTACCGCGCATTTTGATACCATCCGTTTTCTCAGGCGCATAGTTTGCTTTGCTGTTACTACCTACAGAGATGTTCATTGAGGCAAGATTGTTTGGGCCTGGTTTAGTAGTAACACCGACCATATCAACTTCTTTGTAGCGACCAGCATAGGCTGACGCAGGTTTGTTTTCTTTAGCCATTATTTACCACCTTGGTTTTTAGCACGGGCTAAGTTACGACCCATCTTTTTCATGTCGATTGACTTAACGGTTTTAGCTTTACCGCCTTTTGCAACGTCACCGTCAATGCCTTTTTTAGCACCATCGTCACCTAAGTTTTTACCTTTGGTTTTGCCTGATTTGGTAATACCGTCTGCTGCTGATTTGTATGCCATGTGTACCTCCTAAGATACCGAGATTGTAACTGTACCGACAGAAGTTGTCGCTACTAAATAATTAGGGGTTAGGCCTGCATCATTAGCACTAGCCCCGCCCACTGGGTTCCAGCTCCATTGAAATATTCTACTACCTTCACCTTGATTTCCTAAGACATTTAATCCAGAGGATTGATAGCTATTATCAGGACGAGGTTCTCTTAATGCTTGGGGGTCGAAAACTGGGTAAAGACCAAGGCTTAACTGTGGTTGATCAGCCTCATAACAGCTCTTACAAACTTTAATGCTAACTTGCTTAGTTTTGATTGTGAGCTTACGCAGTTCTTTTAATTTATATCGCTGACCGCAACGATCACACTCAGCGATTGCCCATTTACCTACCGCAAATTTAGTAGCCATACTTACCGCCCATAAATCCCTAAACGTGGCACGAAACGGTCACTGGCCTTCTCACGATCCTCATCGAGCGCTAATTGCAGTTGTTGGTCATAGTCTGCTTTAAGCATTACGATTCTGTTTGGGTCTACACCGGGTAGCTTAATAGACAAGTAGTACGACAAACCTGCAATAATGGCATTTAAAAAGCGAAACGGAATGTCTTGGGTAGTGTCACCATTACCTGCATCCTGAATACGACGCAACCGCCAGTACACAAAGGTGTAGAACGGGTTTCCTACTGA